GCATCGGCTGTTATGCGGCGACAGCACGAAGCGTGAGGACGTGGAGCGGGTGATGGGGGGTGAGAAGGCGGATATGGTATTCACCGACCCGCCTTATAACGTGGCAAGCGAAAGTAGAAATTACGCCGCAGACAAATCAAAGGCGATGAAAGACCTTAGTCAGTCAGAGTGGGATAAGAATTTTGACATAACGGCAGTTTTTCCGATGCTTGATGAAATACTGGCGCAAGACTGTGCCGTTTATGTATGCACAAGCCAATGGCTTGTGCATACCATTTGGACATGGATGTGGAAGTGGTCAGACTTTTGTTTTTATTGTGTTTGGTGCAAACCAAATCCAATGCCATCCTTATCAAAACGACATTGGACTTGGGCAACTGAATTAATCCCGTATGCGGTGAGAGGAAAGCACATCTCAAACTTTCCAAACGATGGTCACGCCTTAAACTGGTGGGCAATTCCAAAAGACAAGGATACAGAACATCCAACAGAGAAAGTATTAGAAGTTCCTACTCGTGCAATTCAATTCTCAAGCAATAAAGGCGCGATTGTATTTGATGGCTTCTGTGGCTCCGGCACAACGATGGTCGCGTGTCAGAACCTGAACCGGAAGTGCCGCGCGATTGAGATTTCACCGAACTACTGCGCGGTAATCCTTGAGCGGATGAGCACCGCGTTCCCTGAACTGGAAATCAAGAAAGTTGACTAACTTTACATGGGACATCGTAGGCTGACCAAGAAGATCGTGAGGGAGGCGCTCATCAACAAGAAGGGCGCGGTCTATTTAGCCGCCTCTGACTTGGGATGTTCGCACACCGCTATTTACGATTATCTTGACAAGTACCCCGATTTGCAGGAACTCAAGGATGGCTTTGACGAGGAAGTTACCGACATCGCCGTGCTGAATTTACGCAAGGCGGTGATCAATGCTGACCCGTGGGCGCTGAAGTATCAACTATCCACGAAGGGCAAGAATCGCGGTTACGTTGAGCGGCAGGAGGTCACGGGCGCGGATGGTGCGCCTCAAAAGGTGGAGGTGGAGTATATCAATTCCCCGATTAAAGCTGCCGGGTTACCATCCGAGCCAGTTAGAAATACGGAATAACCTTGGGCGGTTCAATGTCTTATGCAACGGGCGGCGCTGGGGCAAGGACATTTTACAGCGCAACGTGGCTATTGAGAACCTGCTACAAGGCAAGCGTCATGGGTGGTACGAGCCGGTTTACAAAGACACAATTGAAAACTGGGACTGGATTGTAAGCACATTAAAACCGATAACAAAAGACAAGAGCGAACAGGAAAAGCGGATTGAGACCACAACGGGAGGGATTATTGAGATGTGGTCGCTTGAGGACAAGGACGCGTCGAGAGGGCGTTATTACGATTACGTCACCATCAACGAAGCCGCTAAAATCCGACACCTTGAGTATTCATGGAACTATGTTATCCGCATGATTCTCATGGACACACAGGGAAGCGCCTTGATTTGTTCGACTCCGAGGGGGTACGGCTTCTTTCACTCGCTGTACGTGAACGGTCAGGATAACCAGCGTAAAGAGTGGCGGAGTTGGCAGCGTTCCTCGTGGGATAACCCGTTTTTAGCACGTGAGGAACTGGAAGAAGCGCACCACACGTTACCCGAAATAACCTACCGCCAAGAGATCATGGCGGAGTTTATCACAAGCGAGGGCATGGTGTTCCGGCGGGTACACGACGCGGCGATACTAGAACCGGTAGAGCCGGGTGATGGGCAGTACGTGGCTGGCGTAGACGTGGCGGCATCGGTGGATTACACGGTGATCACGGTACTCGACGCGAAGACGAAAGAGATGGTCGCCATTGACCGCTTCAACCGCGTGGATTACCCGGTGCTCGAGGACAGGATCGCGGCGGCGTATTCCAGGTGGAATCTCACCGGCATGGTGATCGAGGCGAACTCGATCGGGCAGGGAGTCATTGACCACTTGCAAAACAGGGGCATGAACATTATCCCGTTCACCACGACCAACGCAACGAAGCACGGCATTATCCAGAGCCTGCAATCCGCGTTTGAACACGGCCAGATAAAGATTATTGACGATCCCGTATTAGTGGGGGAACTCTTGAGTTTTGAGAGCAAAAAGACAAACAGCGGGAATTTTACCTACAGCGCGCCGGAAGGGCAGCACGACGATTGTGTCATGTCGCTTGCCCTCGCATGGTACGCGGTAGATAGGGCGCAACCCGTGATTCTATTCGGAGCGTGATTATGAAATTATCAACCATGAGCAAGGCGACAAAGGCATTAGTCACGCTACCAGCCTGGCAACAGCAGGCATTGGCGGACGCGGGCAACTTTACCAATTCGATCAGTTCGGTAGCAGAGGCGTACTCGCGGGTGCCGTTGATATACCGCGCGGTCAAGATGAGATGCGACGCTATTTCGAGCGTGCCTATCCACATCTACAAGGGGGAAACGGAAGTCGACTGGCCGTTCCCGTGTGAGATGCGCGACCTGATTTGGAAAGTGGAAGCGGACCTACTCGGCGCTGGTATCGCTACCGTGCTGAAACTCCGCAACAAGGTGCGAATCCTCGACCTGCAACGGCTGAACCCCTTCACGGTGGCCGTGCATTACGACGCGGCGTACGGGCTTACCTTCTCGCAGGCGGGCAAGGTGTGGCCGGAATCCGACATGGTTTACATCAAGGAATTCAGTTACTCCGACGACCTGACAAGCGGGATCTCAACCGTGCAGGCGTGCTTGAATGACGCTGGATTGATGAACTACCAGACGCGATTTGCGTCCAGGTTCTTTGAGGCGGGGGCAATGCCGATTGTGCTGGTTAGCGCGGATGGTTTGATTGAGGAGGAGAAGCAGCGCATCCAGAATTTCTTCAGCAAACTGGCAAGCGGGGTTGGTAATGCGTGGCGCGCGCTGGCAACACGCACGAAGCTAACGCCGGAGGTGGTAAGTCAAGACCTGGACAAGATGATCATGCCTGAATTGTACGCGCAGGCGACAAAGAATATAGCTAACGCGTTTGGAATTCCTGTCAATATGTTCAGTGGTGACGACAATTATGCGAGCGCGGACTCACACCGGATGCGGTTTTGGCAGGATACGGTAAGACCTCGCGGGCGCATTGTTGAGGAGGCGTTGAACCGCCAGGTATTAAAGCCGATGGGCTTGCGCATGGAGTTCGCGTTTGATGAGATGGATATATTCCAGGAGGACGAGACACAGCGGGCGCAGGCGTTCAGCCTGTACGTTGAGGCTGGGGTCAATCCGATGGTGGCTAAGGAAATGCTGGGCATTGAGAGCAATACCGATATTCCGTTCATGGCGCCGCAACCGGAGCCGATTGAAACTGAGAAGCCTTTGGATGTGACGGTGGATGTGACGGCTGAATTTGAGAAGTGGGAACGCAAGGCGCTGAAGCGCATCAAGGACGGGAAGAGCGCGGACTGCCAGTTTGATAGCGAACTGATACCGCTTGCTATCCAGGACGAAATACATGCCGCGCTGAAATTGTGCGTTGAACCTGATGAGGTCAAGCGGGTATTCGGTGGCGAGTATGAGTCACCGCAGGACATAGGGCTATACAAGGAACTCAAGCGGGCAAATGAGTTACTGGAACGCTCTCTCATGGATAAGCCGGAATTTCATATCACGGTAAACACGAAGGACGTGGATGAACCCATTACAGAACCTGCGTGACGTGATCGGGCGAATAGAACGCCAGCTCAAAGCGCCGGTTGCACAGCGAGATAAATTCGAGCGCGAGATGGAGCGCAAACTTGGGCGTATCTGGAAGGAACAGCGTGACGAATTGATGCGCTTACTGGGTGACCCTCCCTCTCTTTCCAACGTGCCGCAATCCTACTGGAATAATGGCAGGGCGGCGATTCGCAAGGTGATCGCGCCTATATTCGAGGAAATATTTAGAGAGCAGGCAACCGCGCTGATAACGCAGGTTGGTATTGGTGTGGATTGGGCGCTGATAAACAGCCGGGCTGCTGATTGGGCGATTGAGAATACCCGCCACTTCTTAGAGGGTTACGAAAAGACTAACCAGAAGCTGATCAGCGAATATATCAATAAGTTCTACACAGAGGGCTGGACGCTTGATGAAGTGACGGCGCATATAAACAGCGTGATATTCGATGAACGCCGCGCCTCGATGATAGCGATAACAGAAACAACGCGGGCAGCGGTTCAGGCGGAGGTGGCAACGGTGAACGTGTTAGAGGCTGAATACCCGAACCTGCATTTCAAGCCGATTTGGATCACGGCTAACGATGATAGAGTGTGTGACATTTGCGGGCCGATGCACGAAAAGGTTATCGAGGGCGAGGATTTTCCTCCGGCACACGTGAATTGCCGGTGTGAAGTGATGTACGACATGGTGGTGGATAAATGAGCTACGGCGTGCAGATAGAGGGAATTGACGAATTGCTGAAGCGACTGGACGCGGTCGGTGATACTAAGACGCTCAGGGATGGAATGACTTCTGTGGCAGTATCTCTCACCACGAAACTAAAGCAATACCCGCCCGCGCCAGCCAGATCAACTTACCGCAGGACTGGAACGCTGAGGCATCGCTGGACTTATGCGGTGGACGATGACGGTTCAGAGGTGGTAATTGGCAATGTCACGCCGTATGCGCCTTATGTGCAGGGGCGGGAATCGCAGACATGGTATCACAAGCGCACGGGCTGGCAAACCGCAGAAAACCTGCTCGATGGGAAAAAGGAAGACATTGTTAAAGTGCTAAGGCAGTTTATTCAAAAAGCGCTTGACGGTAGGGGGTAGATTATGCAGCTAAAGATCATGACGAAATTACCTGAAGGGATGAAGGCGGAGAAGCGTGAACCAGCACAGACCGTGAAACGTTACGAGGAATTGCCTGGCAACGAGTACCTTGTGTTGGGAATGCCGTTCGGCGGGCAATTCAATGGGCGTGATTCAGACGGGCAAACGTTCACCGCGAATACCGATGCCTGGTTATCACCTGAGAAGGAGATACCCGTCACGTACTATCACGGATTTGGGCCGGACTCGCCTGATACCTGGCAGGATGTACCTGCTGTTATCGGTGTGGCTAAATTTGATCACACGGATAGTAAAGGGTTTTGGTTCAACGTGAAACTGGACGAAACAGAAACGCTGACCAGCCGGATAACTGGAGTGAAGCCTGACGTTGTGCGCGCGTCATCCGGGGCGGTCGGTCATCTTGTGCGCTATAACGATGATGGCGAAATTACCACGTGGCCGCTGGGTGAACTTGCACTGTTTGATACAAACGAATGGAGAAAACCGGCGAACGATTACGCCGTTTTCAACGCAAAAGGGG